TGATGACCTTCTGCACCGGGCCGGGGAGCAGGTTGAACAGGTCACGGAAGAAATCACGGAAACCCCGAATGATGGCTTTGACACCGTCGATGACACCCCGCCAGTCACCCCGGAACAGGGCGGTCACGGTGCGGATCACACCCTTCACCACCGCAAACACGAGCTTGAAATAGGCGACGTAGGCGCCGACGTACCCGGTGACCAGGTCGACGGCGACCTGCCAGACGGTCGACAGGTGGTGGGCGACGTTGGTAATGGTGTGCTTCACGGCGGCCAGGCCGGTTTTAATGCCGGACCAGGCGGCGTCCATGATGTTCTTGGCGGTGGTCGATTTCTTGTAGAGCAGGATCATGCCACCGACGAGCAGGGCGACACCGGCGACGATGGCCAGAATGGTCAGGGTGACCGGGTTGAGGGCCATCAGCCACAGGACACCGTTAACCACCTGGACGGCGACGGCCAGGGTCAGGATCACACCGGCGAGGATGGCGACGACGGTGGAGTTCTTCTGTACCCACTTGGCCATCACGGCGAGCAGCTCGGCGGCTTTGGCGACGATGGGCAGCAGGGCGGTGCCGATCGCGGCGGATGCGTTTTCGACGGCGGCGGTGGCGCGTTGCTGTTGGCCGGCGGCGGTGTCTGCTTCGCGGGCAAAACCCTTGTGGGCGTCGGCGGACTGTTTCGTTGCGAGCTCAAGAATAGCTTGGGCGTGGGCGGCGTCGGCGGCTTTGCCCTTGAGCTTGTCGGTGCCGTCGGCGGCCATCTGGGCGGCGACCTTCGACGCTTTCAGGTTCAGGTTGAACTTTTCGGCGGGGTCGGACTCACCCCGGAATGCCGACGAGAGGGCGTCGACGGCGTCGGCGGTGGTGCCACCGTAGGTGGCGGCCAGGTCGGCACCCATCTGAATGAGGGTCTTTGTCTTGCTGGTGACCTGGTCCATGGGGAGGCCGGCGTTTTTCAGCTGACCCCCGATTTGGGTGGCGAACTCCTCGTAGGCGGACGTCGACAGGCCGACACTGTCGACGGCGGTGGTGGCCCAACGTTCGATCCTCGCGGCGGACTTGTCGAACACAGCTTCGACACCACCCTGGGCCTGTTGCAGGCGGGAGGCTGAGTCGAACGCTTTCTTGCCGACGGTGATGAGGGCGGCGGCCATCGCGGCGGCCGGTATCGCGGCACGTTGCATCCCTGACCGGAACTTGTCGAGCTTGCTGGTGGTCTGGGTGATCCCGGCGCCGGCCTTGGACGCGTCGGTGATGATCTTAATCGACAGGATCGCGGACTTACCGGCCATGGCGGCGGCCTCCCTTCACCTGTTCGGCGTTCGTTTCGAGGATGGTGACGATGGTGGCGAGGGTTTCGGCGGACTCATCCCACCATGCCTGGGGGGGTGTGCTGGTGGCCACCGAGATTTCACAAATCAGCCGGCTTCGAGAGCCGGCAGGGTAGGGCGGCCGGTCTCGTCGTCGGGGTCGGTGTCGACGGTGTCGACCTGGGTTACGTCGGCCTCCCACGCCTCATACGTCACCGAGGGGTCGATGAGGCCGGTGCGGCGGGCGGCGGCCCAGGTCAGGAAGGTCAACCATAAGAACGGGGCTTCATCGAACTTCGGCCACTTGTGTTTGACCCGGGTCCGGTCCCAGAGGACAAGGTCGGGGTTCAAAGTTTGCAGGCGGACAGGTTCGGGGTCGCTCGCGCGGGTGACGTCGACCAGGGGGGAGGTCAGCTGGGTGGGTGCGGTCACGGGGGGTCTCAGATTCCCCTGACGGTGTCCATGATGGCTTGGACCCGGGTCAGGTAGTAGGCGGTCCAGGTCGGTTCGGTGTCGTGGGCGGCGTCCACCATGAACGGGTGAGCGTTGATGTGGCGGGCGGGCCACCCCCAGTGGATGGGGCCGGCGTAGGGGACCCGGGCGCCACCGGCGCGGACCACCGCCGACGTCTTCCCCTTCCCACCCCGAATGTTGCCGGCGAGGTCACCGGATCGTTTCGGGGCGAGGGTGGCGGCCCGGGCGGCCACCATGGCGGACACGGCGGCGTGGACGGCACCCAGGTCGGCCAGGTTGTCGCCGGCGCGGCGAAGGGTCCGGCGTAGCTCGCGGGCACCTTCGACCTGGACGACGGAACCGGTGGCCATGGGGGTCAGGGAACGGTCGGGTAGGTGTAGGTGGGGGCTTCGACCAGGTCAAATTCAAAATCAGACTGAAGGGGGCCACCGGAGTCGTCGCCACCGAAATCGAGGGGGTCGAGGGTGAGGGTGCCGGCGGCTTCGGTGCCGGTGGCGGTGTTCGGGGTGAACGTGAACGTCTGCTGGGACCCGGGGGCGGACTGGGACAGGGCGAACAGGCCGGCCGGGTCGTCTATGTCGGTGTCGAGATTCCCCGACAGGGCATAGGTGTAGGTGGTGGTGCCGGGTTTCACGTCGCCACACAGCATGGTGCGGGGGTCGGTGGTGGATTTGCTGGTGGTGATCTTCGCATTGTTGATAAGGCAACTAGCGTCGATCTCGGAACCGGTGGTACCAATCGTCAGCTCACCGGGGCCTAGCTCAATCGTCTCCAGGATCGCCATTGGGGGCGGCCTCCATTCTTTGGTCAGGGGTGTCGGTGCAGAGTAAATGAACGGTGAATTGCAGGGCGGGCATCGGGTCGGGGCCACCGGGCAGCAGGATCGCGGCGGGGGTGCCGCCGGCGGCGTGGGGAAACGCAGACAACAGCTGGTCGGCCATCGTTCCCAGGGTCGCCATGGCCTGGGTGGTGCCGGTGTCCGCGACGATGATGGTCAGGTCCCAGGTCGCGGCCCAGTAACCGGCTTTGAACCGGGGCAGGTCGAGACTGTTGAGCTGGACCCAGACGGCGGGGGTGTCGAGGTCGCGGGGGTCGACGGTCGCGGCCAGGCCGGCGGTGGCCAACCTGTCGACAATCTGGCCGGCGACCAGGTCCAGTCTCATCCGAGTGCCGGTTTCGCCAGGTGAAGCAGGGTCGAGACGTCGGCGTCGCGGCGGGGCAGGTAGACGACGTTGTCGGCGTAGGACTCCACACCGGCGGGGGTGTTACGGCGCCGGTACCATCGGGCGGCCAGCATGACGGCACCCTGGTGGACGTCGGCCGGCCATGGGGTTTCGGGGTCGAGGCCGTCGACGGCCGGCAGGGCCGCCACCCACGCATTCGTAGCGGCCACTACCGGGGTCAGGATGGCGTCGTCGGGGTCGACCAGCTTCAGCCACCCCGCAACGTCGGCGTTCGTGATGGGCACCCTGGGTGACCTTAGTCGGACTTGCTACCGGAACGGCCCAGAGGCAGGGTGGCGACGGTGACGTAGATGATGGCGGCGGCCCGGTTGACCAGGGTCGCGGTGTAACCGAAGACGGCTTCGTCCACACCACCGAGGGCGATGTTGAGGGCGTCGACCTGCACCGGTCCTTTCTCGTAGAAGGTGGCGGCGTCGGTGACCAACCCCATCGCGGTGCCGGCGGGCATGTCGGGGTCGTAGACGAAGGTGGTGGCGCCGACGGTGCCGGCGTCACCGTTGATCGATCCGGACAGGTACGCGGGGCCGGGGCCGGGGGTGGAGGCGATCTCGTCGAACAGGTCACCAGCCAACCCAACCCAGGTCGCTTTGCGGCGGATCGCGCCGAGGCCGGCGCGGATCGCGCCGAGTGCTTCGGCGGCGGTGGTCGCGGACGCGGGGGTGGCGCCACTGATGAGGTCCGCGAGGCAGGCAAGGTCCGTCTGCCGCTTGTAGTCGCTGGTCGCTTGCACCATGAGGTCGCGGACGATGTCACCTGCACCGAGGTCGAAGAACTCGCGGGCCACGTCGACACCACCGGCCCACCGGCCCGCGGTTTCCTCGGCTGGTCCCAGCCTCGGGGCGTTGGTGGGGATCTGAGTCTTGTCGCCGGTCCAGGCGCCGACGGCGAGGGTGTCGATCCACTGCCACCCCTGCACTTTGAGGCTGGTGAGGGGGCGGGGGCCGGTGATGGCGTCGACGTGGGCGCGGCCGACGGCGGCCTCTGTCCACAGCTGACCCACCCATTGGGGTGGCAGGGCGGCTCCCCCGGACTGGTCGAGGGTGGTGAAGTTGGCCAGGGCGGCCGAGAGCTGGGCGGGGGCCATGTCGCCACGGGCGGCGGCGGCGATCATGCCGGCGACCAGGGCGAGACTGTCCCGGGGGGCGGTGCGGGCCGGTGGGGTGGCACCGGTGACGGCCACCGCCGGCGGGGGGGCCGGTGGTGTCTGAGGGACCGCCACCGGTGGCGTGGTGGCCGCCGGCACCGGAACCGGTACGGGGTGCGGTGCCGGCGGTGACTCCTGGGGGGTGGTGGCGGCGACGGTCGAGACGCGGGCGTCGGCGTAGGCGGGGACGGAACAGAGGCCGACGGCGACCAGGGTCCCGCGGGTAATCACCCCATCCTCAACGGACACGTCGACCAGGTCGATGGAGAGGCCGTCGCGGACCCCTTCGGCGGCCTCGAGGAGCGCGGCGTCGCCGGCGGCGGTCGCGGCGATGTGCCAGGTCGCCTGGATGCCGGCGCCGGTGTCGGTGATCCCTGTCAGGTACCCGATGGGGGTGTTGCGGTCATGCTCCAGGGTCAGCTTCACCCGGCGCAGGTCGGTGTCCCAGGACAGGGCGCCGGGGGCGACGGCGAGGGCACCGAGGCTGGTCCGGCCGGGGATCCCATAGGGGGCGATGAGGCCGGTGATGGTGCGGGTGGCCGGGTTCACCGACGCGGAGAGCTGGGACAGGGTGACTGTGGTCGCGGTGAGGGCGGTCGCGGTGAGGGTGGTGGGCAGCGGTGGCATGTACGGGGGTCCTAGTCTTCGAGGGTGGGGCCGGTTGGGGTGGTGGACAGGCCGGTCAGGTCCGCGAGATCCCATGCGACGCGGGATCCGTGGGGGACGACGTCGTCCATGGACAGGCGGGCGGCCACGGACGCCATGTACGCGGCGAAACCATAGTCGACGGCCTGTTGGTTGCGGCCGGCCGACGTTTCGTAGGTCAGTGACGAGCCGGCGGTGTTCGCGTCGATCAAGTTGGCGGGCAACCCGACCAGGCGGGCCATGTTCACGTCATTGGCGTTGCGGCCTTCGACAAGCAGCTGGGATGAGTCGTAGTTGTGGACGATGGCGGTCAGGGCGGCGTTGGTGTAGAGGATCCCGTCGTTGGTGGCGAGAGCCTGCCTCGCTTTGGCGATGAGGGCGTCGATCTCGGCGGCCGGCATCGGTTCGTCGGTGGTCTGGTGAAGCTCCACACGGAAGGGGCGCCGGGACGTTTCGAGGGCGGACGTTTCGAGGATCGAAGCACCGCGGATCGCACCGGGCGCGAAGTTGAGGATCCCCTCATGGGGACCGGGTAGGTAGATGACGGCGCCGGCGTCGGCGGGGCCGTCGTTCACCATGATGGTTTGTGTGACCTGGTC